CGCAGTGGTATGGTGGACGTATTCGTCTATGATAAGCACAGAATGATAACCAAACTGGTTAAAAGGGACGATATGTCTTATGATGAAGCTAAAGAATTTATAGACTTCAACATTGAAGGTGCATACATAGGTGAAGACACACCAATACTTGTCAATCTTTTGACACGAGAAGAAATAAAAGACTATATGGAGATGTATGATGATGAAGAAACCTGATTACGAATTATTCATAGGTTATGTGGCACTTGCAACTATAATTTATTTAGTTATAACTGCTGAAGCTAAGAGTTGGAGTTATAAATGGAGTGGTAAAGGTAAACTTTATGACCAAAGAAACCAATACTTTGTTACTTGTAGATTGACAAAAGAAAAAAGAGTTGAACCATTCTTTGGTGAAGACTCTGTTAAATGCTATTATACTTGTAGTGATAAAGAAAAAATGGTTATCACCACACACAGTAATCATGTGTGTGAAAGACAAATAACAACACCAAGAGGTGACAAGAGGGATTGGAGGGGAAGATAGTTTGTTGTAATTATACAACAATATGTGTCAGTAATTTGACAAATGCATTTTTAATTTGACATATGAAAAACAAAAAGTGTATAATATTTTTAGAAGTCATTTAGAAAGGAACACAAAAACAATGACAAAAGAAAACTTATACATAAAAGAAATACAAACATTAAACAAACAACTTTATAATTCTTATAAAAGAATTAAAGAGTTAAGAAAGGAAGTAGATAATGCAAAGAATAAACTACTACGAAAATAAATACTTTAGTGAAAAGGAATTACAATGTCCTACATCTAAAGATATTATTTTAGCTGAAGGTTTCTTAAATTGTTTAATAAATTTAAGAGATAATGTAGGTCAACCATTACAGATAACTTCTTGTTGTCGTTCAGCAGAACACAACGACTGGTTAAAAAGTCGTGGTTATCCTGCAAGTCCCAACTCATTTCACAAAATTGGTAATGATAAATGGGGTACAGATACTTGTGCAGTTGACATTGCTATACCTAATTCAGTCTTTAGAAAAGACTTAATTAAAAGAGCAATAGACTTAGGTTGGTCTGTAGGAGTAGCGAGAACTTTTATCCATGTGGATAGAAGAAGTGATTATACACCACTACCACAAGTTGTTTATGTCTATTAATATTGACAAAGCATTGTGGTTCATCTTAGAAATTCTATTCTCATTTTTAATGGGAGGATTTTTATTTACAATATTATATTTTATTAGGAGATTATTTTAATGGGAGTTGAAACATTAATACTTGGGTTAGTATTTAACATCTATACCCTTGATAACATTGACTTTTTTCACCAACGTGCAAACAATAATAAGACTATGACTTGTGTATGGGAGTATGTTGGTAGGAAAAAACCAGAACCACAGAACCCAAGCCTCACACTCTTTGGTAATGTGTATTACAAACAAAAATGTGTGAGAAAGGAACTGGATAAATAATGAAAGAATTGTTTGCTTTATATTTAACTTTTGCTTCACCAGTTGGTGATGTAGAACTATTTGTTAAGGAGTTACCTAACTGTGAAAATGCTAGTGTAATAGCTGAACAAGAGTATGCTAAAAGAGGTATTGATAGAAGTAAGCTAAGTAGAACTGGCTACATGTGTATTGGTTGGGAGTATCATTTGATAAGACAAAAACTAATTAAAGGTGTTCCCCTTGACAATAAATACATACCAGTGCAACAAAAACAATGTATTGTGCCAGAGGATATTAAATAATATGTTTGATATATTTTTAGTTACATACTGGATTGAGTTTAACAATAAACTTTATCAAAAAGTTTTACCTAAACCAGTTAGAAGTTGCACTAATATTGTTGAACAAATATCTACAAAAATTAAAAAACCTTACAAACTAAAAGCAGTTGTTTGTGATGAACCAAAAATATTTTTTGAAAAAAGAAAGGACAAAGACTATGGACATGCGTACAAAAAAATACGATAACGTAAACAACCCAAGACATTATAATAAAGAAGGTGTTGAGTGTATTGATGGGATTAAATCTTCAATGTCAGAGAAAGAATTTTTGGGATACTTAAAAGGAAATACAATTAAATATTTGTGGAGGTATGATTATAAAGAAAAACCTTTAGAAGATTTACAAAAAGCTAAATGGTATCTTGACAAAATGATAAATATAATTCATACTAACGAAGAAAAAATTAAACAAATGACTATGGATGGTTTTATGGAAGGAGATAATTATAATGTATAACACACATGAAGATTTACCAACATCAGTTGTTGATTTTGTATTATCTGTGACTGGTGAAAGTGATATAAAACAAGTACCATTAAAAGATATAAATGGTTTTGTAGATGATATGGAGAGAATGTATGGTAATGGAAAATAAATTAACTAAAGAACAAAAGGAAGAAATTATAAAAAAATTTCATACTGTAGTTATGGATTTAGTTGAGAAGTATGATTCACCTGAGACTGTATATCTTATGGCTAGAGCATTATCTATTACAGCTATAATGAAAGCTGAAAAAGAATACTATGGTTTTCTTACAATGCAAAATGCATTAAATGATACTGCTCAAGAACTTATTGCATTGAGTATGGGTGAGCCACCTACTCAAGGTGATGAAATATTTGAACCAGTAATGGGAAAAGATAAAGAAACAATACACTAGGGGGTTAAATGAGTAATCTATATATTATAACAACAGTGATACTTTTTTATGTATTACTTTTTGTATAGGGGGTTGAATGTTAAAGATGGAAAGTAAATTTTTAAGGCACGAGTCGTGTCCAAAATGTAATAGTAAAAACAATTTAGCAAGATATAGTGATGGTCATGCTCATTGTTTTACACCTGACTGTGGTTATTATGAGAAGGGAGAAGCAGAAGTGATACCTATGACAAACAATCAAAATAGTTATTCAGATTTGTATGTTGGTCAAGCAACTTCGTTGCAAGACAGAAACATAACGCAGGAAACTGCAAACAAATATGGAGTAACAACATTAAGCCAAAATGGTATGGTGTCTAAACATATATATCCATACTATAATTCACATGGTAAACATGTGGCTAATAAAATTAGAACATTACCAAAAGAGTTTACTGCTCAAGGAAACTTTGGAGAATCTCAACTCTTTGGTCAAAACTTATTTGGTGGTGGACAAAAGTACATTACAATTACTGAAGGTGAGTGTGATGCAATGGCAGTTTATCAAATGATGGGCAGTCGTTGGGCAACTGTATCTATTAAGAATGGAGTTGCATCTGCAGTCAGAGACTGTAAACAAAACTTTGAATATCTTGATAGCTTTGATAATATTATTATCTGTTTTGATAATGATGAGATAGGAAAAGAGTCAGCTAATAAAGTTGCTGAAATATTTTCACCTAATAAATGTAAGGTTGTATCTCTTGATTTAAAAGATGCAAATGAATATCTTAAAGCAGGTAAACGTGAACAGTTCACACGTGCATGGTGGGATGCTAAACCATTTACACCTGCAGGTATTGTCACCTATGATGATGTTGTTGATGACTTATGGGTAGAAGATGATGTTGAGAGTTGTTCATATCCTTTTGAAGGTATTAATAAAAAACTGTATGGTATGAGAGTGGGTGAGTTAGTTACACTTACATCAGGCACTGGTATGGGTAAATCAAGTTTACTTCGTGAGTTTGTTTATCATATATGGAAAAAGACAGATGATAAAATTGGTCTTCTCTTTCTTGAAGAAGAAAAGAAAAGAACATTCAGAGGTCTTGTAGGTATACATGCTAACAAAGAACTTCATAAACCTGAAGAATGGAGAAAACAAAAACCTGAAGACTTACGTAAATGGTCAGAAGAATTAAAAGGTGATAGACGATTGGTGTTGTTTGACCACTTTGGTTCAATGACAGATGATGATGTTATTAATCGTATACGATATATGGCTAGAGGTTGTGATTGTAAGTGGATATTTGTAGACCATCTAAGTTTAATTATCTCAGGTAGAGATGATGGTAATGAAAGAAAAGCTATTGATATTCTGATGACTAAACTTCGTAGCTTATGTCATGAAACAAAGATAGGTATGTTACTTGCATGTCATTTACGTAGACTTGATAATGATAAAGGACATGAAGAAGGTAAACAAGTATCTCTATCTCATTTACGTGGGTCACATGCTATTGCTCAGTTATCTGATGCAGTCATAGGTATGGAAAGAAACCAACAAGATGATGATGAGATAGCTAAAAATACTTCTACTATTAGAGTATTAAAGAATAGATATGCAGGAACAACTGGTGTTGCTTCTTACTTACTTTACTCTTCTGAAAATGGTAGGATGTCAGAAATTGAAAACCCATTTAAGGAGAGTGATAATGACTTTAAAACCCAGTAAAAAAGATAGAAAAAAGTTTGATATTGATTTGGCTTATGGCAAGGTTAGAGAAGACTTAATTAAAGATATGCTTCAAGATAAAAAGATTG